TGCCCTTACGCCGTGGCGTACTGTTCAGCCAGCCATCAGCCTCCAGCTTGCGTATTGAGGTGCGTACAGTGCTTGGACCAGCCCCAATCTGCCGGGCGATTGTGGCAATCGACGGCCAGCAAACCCCCTCATCACTTGAGAAATCAGCCAAGCGCGCCATGATGGCCACGCTGGTGATTTTCATGCCTGACGCCGCGCAACCGTCCCAGACGTATGCAGACAATTTCACGCTCATCCAACTCTCCTGAACTTCTGGCCCCACAGATTGCGGGGCTGGACGCAGACATGCGGATAGCCTGGACGCCTGAACAGCACCCTGTTATTCGCTACATCAACGCCAATGGTTTCAACAATCACACCGCGTGGGTCGGCATAGCGCGCAACCCACGGCTGAATAATCTCGTCTGATGGCTGGGGCATTTAGCCCCCTGATTTACGTAATGTCTGGAGGTGCTCACCCACAGCCCACTCCACAAAACTGTGGTTAACGGTGTGATGGCCATCAGGTAAATTGAGCGCGTAACGAAATGGCTGCTTACTGCTCCCGCCAGTCATTGGCAGGCAGCGGAATTGCGGATAGTTTCGGGATCTGTTTAAATTGTTCACGCGATTATTTCTCCACACTAATTGATGTAGTCGCCGAAGGCGCTGGGCTGCAACCCGGCGCTTTCACTTTTCTGAAGCACAGAAAACTTTGTAAACCAGCGTTGTATGCTCCTGTAATTTCGTAATGGCACGGTGTAGCTCCTCGTCAATCAATTCGCGCTCATGCGGCTCTACCACTCCATCCTCAATAGCTGCCCTTACCTGCTGTGAATAACGGGTGATCTGCTCTATAGCCTCCAGCAGTCGCTGATTGATATCGCCGTAATCCACCTCCTCAACATCTGGTAATGGCACGAACACGCCGCCAGAGGTTTTCGCTATGGCTGTTGCGATGTGATGACTGCCAGCTGCATGCTGTAACAGTAGAGACCAGCCAATCGGGAATAACTGGTCACCACCAGCGCGCAGCCGGTTGAAAATGGCATCCTCAGTTACGTCCAGAATTTCAGCAGCTTCAGCATATCCACCAGACAGACCGGCGACAGTTTTTCGGATCGCCTTAATCATCCATGCTGGCTGCCGCTCAGCTTTCCATTTCGGTTCATTACCCACGGCTCAACTCCTCCAGTCGTGGTTCGAAAAGCGGCACCAGTTCGGGATAATCACTAGCCTCGAACCTAAGTTCGTTTTTTGTAATTTCGGAAATCAGCAGCGCAAATTTCCACGGGATTGGGTCCGACCACCCGCTAACGCTGGATTTAGCGATGTTTAGATATCGCGCTGTTGCTGTAACTCCACCGTAATAATTCAACACCTCAGATTTATTCATAACCCTCTCATCCGTAAAAGCGAACTCAGTGAGTTTAAGTGAACGGAGGCTAGTTGGTCAATAATTCAAACACTAATAGTTCAGAAAAGCGGACGGCAATGAAGCAGCAATTTCAAACCATCAGTGATCGTATTGTGAGTAGAATGCAGGAACTCAATCTGCGCAGTAGGGATCTCGTAGCTGGAACCGGAGCGTCAAAAAGCACCGTAAGCCAGTGGGTCAATGGCAACAATAACCCTTCTGCAACACATATTCCCAAATTGGCTAGCATTCTCAACGTAACGGAAACTTGGTTAATAAATGGCGGGAACTACTCACAAAGAGGTAACAGAAATGAGATGGATCAAAGGCCAATCCAGAAAATCCCTCTAATCTCGCTATCGCAGGCGGGGGACTGGAGAAATCTAATGATTCAAAACCCCAAATTTTCAAAATGGACAACCGTTACTGATGACGTATCCCCCCATGCGTTCTCTGTAGAAATGGACAATGACTCTATGGCTGGTCTCATACCAGAGGGAGCCATCGTGATTTTCGACCCCGATACAACGCCCAAATCAGGTCAAATTGTTCTGGCAAACGTTGGTAATGCAGCGGTGATTAAAAAACTAGTGATTGATGGTCCAAGCGCATATCTCGCCCCCGTAAATTCTGGTTATAAAACCATTGAGTTAGAATCGCTTTCTCAGATCGTTGCAACTGGCGTCTCAGTTCAAACAAAACTGCCATAACCCTTCAATTGACATCTCAAAATGGCCGTATAAACGGCCCCACCCGCTTGCGTCCGCAAAAACGAACGAATTTAATTGACCGAATCGTCCGTAAATGCGAACATCTGTTTTGCCACTGAACTACGTTGAGAAATGACGCTCTCAGCCCCGCTGAGTTTGCGCCCTCTTACAAAAACTTTTTAGTGTGGAGAAACGGCGGCGGGCTATTGCAGTAGCCCACCAGCCATAATCGAGGAAATGATTATGATCCAGGACATCGACGACCTGATTACTGAAATTTTCGATGAATACCCCCAACCGCGTCTCATCTGTAACACCCCTGGCGACTACACATCGCGGCTGGTTTCGCAGCTCAACCTGAAGCGCACCGCGCGTACCAGACTGCCATCAACTCACTCACCAGCATGTTCCCGCCCTGCTCAGCAGGAGGCACAGCCATGAGAAAAATAGCCCATTATCGCCGCAGTCATGGCCCGAACGCCGGTTTCAGTGAAAAGCTCGCTTGGCAGCTATCCAAAGGCCCGGCAACTGGCCGTGAACTGGCAGAACGCTTCGGCATGAGCCTGCGTGAGTTCAACAACCTGATCAACAGCACGCTACGGCGCGGCGGTGATACGTTGCAGGTTGAGGCATCCAATCCGGTCTGCCTCGGTGGCAATGCTATCGACCGCACCTACACACTAATCAGGCGTCCACGCCGCGTTGCCCGGCAAGCACTGCCACCAATGATGATAAACCCGCGTAATGACCGGTCAGAGGAGGCTATACAGCGCCACCGAGCTGCAGCTAAACGACGTGCCCGATTGATTGCCAGCGGGATTTACATGGAATGTATGGGTTAAGGGGATCGAGATGAACGTAACTCAAGTTGGAGAAATTCATAACTGCGACTGTGGTTTCTCATGGCGCACCGGGAAAAGTGGTTCGCATGAATGCGGCTATGGACTAAGAAAGCAGCTGGCCGCCCTCAAAGCAGAGCGTGACTCCCTGGCGGCTGAGGGTGCGGCGCGGGGCGAAATCATCGAGCGCCTGATTGGTCAATACAGTGCAGCGGGTTATCACGCCGTACAGAATTCACTTAATCCAGCACAGTCATTGCTATACGACGCAAAGCAGGTGCTGAAACAGTCAGCCACCGACGCCTACCTTAACTCTGTGCGGGCTGAGGGTGTGGAACTGGCTGCTGATTTCCTGAAGCTGAAAAACACGGTGGGCAGCACTGACGTTATGGCCTATTTACTCAACACGATGGCTTTCGAACTCCGCGCCGGTAAGGAGTAAGCGATGCAAAAGCTTAATGAATTGCCGCAAGCATTCTATGGCGTGATTCAAAGCGGAAAGGTAGTGATGCTACCTGCTGAAGATGGACAGTGGCTGAACAAAACCTCGGTTGCCGAAGCATACCGGGCGCTGGAGAAGCAGCGTGACGCGCTGGCGGCTGAGAATGTCCTGATGCTGAAGTTACTGACGGATATCAGTGAAAATCACGTTGAGTATTTCTCTGAAGGTGAAGGCTACACGTTTGCCGGTGTTCCCCTGGATTATGTCTCTGAGATCAACACGTATGTCAGTCGTGATGTGAACGCAGAGAACCCTTTCCCAGCCACCGACGCCTACCTGAACTCCGTGCGGGCTGAGGGGGTGGAGATGGTTAAGGCGCATCCTGCCATAAGCCTCTGCTCACTCACGCATGTCTGCGAAGAAATTGCAGCCAAACTCCGTGCCGGTAAGGATTGTGAGTGATGGAACAGCCGATCCTCGATATGTGCTGTGGCTCTCGGATGTTCTGGCTCGACAAGAAAGACAGCCGCGCGATATTCGCAGACATCCGCAAAGAGTCACACGTGCTGTGTGATAACCGAGCTTTGCATATTAACCCGGACATCATCGCAGACTTCCGTTCTTTACCCTTTGCTGACTGCAGCTTCGCACAGGTGGTGTTTGATCCACCCCACCTGGACCGCGCTGGAGAGAACGGCTGGATGCGGAAAAAGTACGGTGCACTGGATAAGCAGAGCTGGCGTGATGATATCCGAGCTGGTTTTAATGAGGCGTTTCGGGTTTTGCGGCCACACGGCACTCTGATTTTTAAATGGAATGAGACTCAGATACCGGTGAGCCAGGTGATCGCCCTTACCGAACAGAAGCCAACCGTCTGGCAACGCACTGGCAAGGGAGATAAAACGCACTGGATTATCTTTTTGAAGGAGGCGAGTGATGGCGCTGACTCACGGAGAACTTAATTCGATAGCGGCAAAATGGCTGAAACGCCCACTGAGCAATAACGGACCAGGCTGCCAGGTTGCACTGACTGAGGTTGGTGGGCTATTCGGAGGCGAACGCGCAGATGCTTTCGGCTACCGCTGGGGATATGACGGCGGCTCAGTTGTTGTTGAGAGCAAAGTAAGCCGCTCTGACTTCCTTGCTGACCGTGCCAAACCTCACAGAAACGGCACTAGCCCTGGCATGGGAACCTACCGCTATTACATTTGCCCGGAAGGGCTGATTGATATCCCTGACCTGCCCCACGGATGGGGGCTTTTGTGGGTAAATCAGCGCGGTCACGTCAAATTGAAGGCAGGACATGTCTGTTGTCACAAGGTTGGCGGTTATGGTCCAGCGCGTGATATGGCGCTGTTCTGGCAGCATCCGGCTGATTTACGCTTTGAGTTGGACATGATGGCTCACTCACTGGTCAGGTTTGGCGATCCTGAAGAGGCCAAGGAGATGGTGCGCAGTGCTAACCGGGAATATAGCCGTGTCGCTGCGGAAGTGAACAAGCTGAGGGAAGATATCAAACAGTACCGGACGGATGCTTATCGCCTGAAACTGTATGAATCTCAATATGGGGGCTTGTCCAATGCCTAAATCCCCCGCCGAGCGCAAAGCCGCACAGCGTGCCAGACAGGCCGCTGCCGGTGGTAAAAAGCTGGAGCTGGCGCTGGATAGTCAGGAGCTGGAGATGCTGGCGCAGAACTGCGCCGCACGCCGCCCCGGTCGTGAACCGTATGAGCTGAACGAATATATCGCGCTCTTAATCCGGAAAGACTCCGCTGAGCTGGCGCAGCAACTGAAGACGCTGGCCCACCAGCAGTGCGGAAAGTGCAAAGAACAGCTGCCGGTGCAGTCATGCCCTTGCCAGGGTGAAGCCGCATGCTGGACCACTAGCGGATGGCAGAAACTGAAATTAAATATTGATACGCCGTGATATGTCACGGCTCAGCAGACCTGTTGCAGCGGGGATGTGTGGAGAGAACGAGATGTCTGATATTGATAACGTGATAATTTCTGATGCCGATATCGAAAAAATAACCGGCTATAAAATCCCCTCAAAACAATGCCAATGCCTGAAACAGGCGGGTATATTTTTCGTGGTTCGCCGTGATGGTCGTCCGAGAACAACATGGCAGCATTTCAATGATCCAATATCGTCACGGAAAGCCCCTGAAGCCAGCTTTCCTGAACCCAACTTTGGAGCACTGGATTAATGGCGCGCATTCGCAAAAACGCTGCAGATGCCTGGATTCCGCCACGCGTTTATCGCGGGAGATCAGCCTATGAGTTCCATCCAAAAAACGGCGGCGCTATCCGCCTATGCGCGCTGGATGCAGCTCAGTCCTCAGTATGGGCTGCATATGAGGCGTTGATAAATGAGATACCTGATGACAGGCTGCTGGCGTCACTGGCTGACCGCTTTTTCAGATCGGCTGATTTTTTCGAACTGGCACGCGAAACACAGCGGGACTACCTGAAATATTCAAAAAATGTTTTAGCTGTTTTCGGGGCTATGTCTTCTGATGCAATCAGGCCAGAGCACGTCAGAAAGTACATGGATAAACGCGGATTAAAAAGCCGGGTGCAGGCCAATCGGGAAAAAGCGTTTATGTCCCGCATGTACCGCTGGGGCTATGAGCGTGGCATGGTCAAAGGTAATCCCACTAAAGGAGTTAAGAAATTCAAGGAGGTGTCCAGGGATCGATATGTGACCGATGCGGAGTACCAAGCTCTCTATTCATGCGCGCCTGATGTGGTGAAGATCGCTATGGAATTAGCCTACCTCACCTGCTCGCGTCAGGGTGATATTCTCGCAATGAAAAAGAGCCAAATCATGGATGAGGGCATATTGATCAAACAGAGTAAAACCAGTGTTGCTCAGATCAAGGCATGGTCGCCACGGTTTACAGCAGCAATTAAAATGGCAGCGGAATTGCCGCTCAAACCAGGGATGAGCAGTATTTTCATCATCCACCAGCCTAATGGTTCTGGCTACACCCGAGACGGGTTTAATAGCCGCTGGAGTGCTGCACGTGAAGCGGCAAAGCTCAAATTT